ACAACTAAGTCTATGCGCTCCTGGTCGCTTTCGGCTTCCATTTCAGCATTAAGCAAGTCTAAAACTTTAGCGGTGCTTATTTCTGTTAAATCCTCTGGTATGATTATTTCCTTTACCATACCTATATAACGATAAAATAATAGTAAATGTGCAAATTAGTAGATATTATATTGGCCAGCGTTTGATAAAAGGTTTCTTTCAATTGAATAAGAAGTCAAATCTATATGCTCGTCATGCTTTGCATTTGGAAACGCACCTACCTGATTTAAAAAAGCATTATTCCATGATCCTTCTACTAAAAATACTCTTCCCCCTTCTATGTACGGGCTTGAAGCTCTTGCCCTTTCTATTTTACTCATCTTAACAAAGGGCGAGTTAATTTCGCTAATTGGTATTCTAGTTTCTTTTCTAATTATTTGAACCAATGACTTACCGCTGGCTTTAGGTTCTACCAAAGTTAAATTTACTTTCACTCCGCTTGCTTGTATGTGAGGTCCTAAAAATTTGGTTAGTTCTGGCATTTCTAAATATTTGTCAATGCTTGACCATATATACAAGTCATTACCTTTTTTACCTGATATTTGTATTCCTGTTGGGTCGTTTTTTGTATCTTTAGTATAGGCCCCGTCAATAAAACATTCCCAATTTACTCCGCTCGGTACTTCTGATTTTTTAACTATTTTAAACCAGTCTTTTATCCATTCCCCTCCTTCGTCTGGTGAAGGGGTTTGCATGTATTGACCTGCAAATGTATATCTGTCCGCTTGCCTAATTGATTCTAATTCTGCAAATGTATGTTTGGATTCCCATAATGGAACACCATCGTTATTTAAAGCTGGTAAACATAAATGATCCCATTTTTCTTCGCTACCTCCATCTAGCAAAAAACCGCTCATATCGTCCTCATGCAATCTTTGCATAATTACAATTATTGGAGTTTCCCTATTGTTAGTACGTGACCTGATTGTGTTATTATACCTGTTGTTTACTGCATTTCTTTTGACTTCGCTAAAAGCGTCATCGGGCTTCAATGGGTCGTCTATAATAATTGCACCGCTAAACCCATCTACACCGTCTACCCCTGCACCAAAACCAGTAATTGCGCCACCGCTTGCAGTAGCATACAAACCACCGCCTCGATCTGTGTACCATTTCTTTTTACCTTGTGCATCCTTTTTTAATTCCATTTCCCAAATATCCTGAAATGGTTTACTTTGTATGTATTCTTTTGTTTGAGATGAGTTGTCTAATGCTAAGTCATCGGAATACGATAAATGAATAAATTTACTTTGGGGTTGCTTGGCTATGCACCAAGATATAAAAATCTTAATTGCTAATTCTGTTTTGCCGTATCTAGGCGGTATGTTTATAATTAATCTATTTATTTGACCATTATAAACCATCTCTAAGGTTTCCGCAATTTTTACAAAATGATCGGATATTATAAATTTTCTATTATGATTAGATTTATAAATATAACGTGCGTAAAATAACAGGCTTTTTTCGCACATATATTTAATTACCTTATTTTCATTAGTCATTTAAAACTTTTCTTCTAGTGCCTTTATAATTTCTTTAGCATCTTTTGCTGTCAATTCTTTATTTATTGATTCGTTATTGGTTGTAACGTCTACCCTTTCTTTTGGCTTTCCATACATGTAGTTCATAAATAAATTAACGAATCTATAATCTCCATCGCTTAAACCTTCTTTAAGGGCTTTAAATGCGCTATCTTCTAAGGGTGTTAATCTTTCTATTAGTTTAACCTCATCGGCTTTGCTTGGCCTCCCTGCGCCCTTCCTTACGCCTCCGTTGTTTTTCCTTCCGTCCATAATTGAAATAAATTGTTTAATCAAAAATCTTTTTAGGTGTTTCAATTAGTTTTTTCCTTCCCATAAATCAAAATGCTTTAATATTTCTGTATAAGTTCCTGTTGTTGGAATGTCGCTATAATGTTCAAACTTCCCGTAAACTTCTAAGGTACCTCTAAAGTGTGCTGTAATGTTACCTTCTAAACTTATATTACCTTTTTCTATATCTGTAACGTGGTATGTACATTCAAAATCATCATCTTCATGTACTGCGCTGTACAGCTTACAATAAAATCTAGTATCACTCATCTTCTTTATCTAAATCAATGTTAAATCCTGCTGGCACTTCTATTTGTTCTGGTTGGTGGTATTCAAACCACGATTTAAAATAGTACATTACCTTCTGCATCTTAAATTATTACCGTACACATCTGTCAATACTAAGTGCTCCCTTTCATCGAATGTGTAATTAAATGTATCTACTTTGGCAACGATCAACCTACTACCATTTGCCACGTATTCAAATGTATTGAATGGAGTAGTTAATGAGTCTTCTGTAAAGCTCCACGGCTCAATGGTTATTTGTATGTTTCCGCTAGGGTATTCTATTTGTGTAAATACCCAATCGCCATAGAGTCGGCTGTCGGTTGTTTGTTCTGGTACTATTACCTCATCTTTTTTACAACTTGCAAAAGCCAAAGCTACTAAGGCAAATGCTATTAATACTGTTTTTTTCATAGTTATAGTTTTAATTGTTATTTATACTGATTGTAAACTTTTTCTAGTTTGGTTAAATGGTTTTTGGCACATGGTCCACATTGACCAATTCTATTGCCCGAATTAGTGTTAAATAACCTATCCGATATTCTTACTAATCCCATGCTCATTTCTCGCCTTTTTATGTGACCTGGTAAATGTTCCGCTAGGTAATCTATTTCCTCATCGGTTGGAAGGTTAACGGGCTGACCTATTACGCCCCTCCACCATTTATTTAACTTTTCCTTATCCTTTGCGCATCCGCAATCTTCTAATCCTAGTAACTTCATTTTTGCTTTCTTGCCAAATGTTATTACTGGATCTGGTAGTTTGTCTATTGCCTCTGCTACGGTGTCGCCCAATCCTTTAGGGCTTGCTTTCTTTGCTCTTCTTTTAGCCATCTTTGTACTATTAAATTCATAAAATCTCTACTATCTCGCAATCTCCTGGAATTAATACCCATTAACCTACTAAGGTGTGCAATAGTCATTTTTTTGCCGTTTTCTCTATTCGAGTAATGGAAAAACTTAAATACGCATACATGGAAAAAATTATCATCTGATAACTTGCCGAACGCATTTAAACGCTCGTTAAGCCTTTTTAAATCCAAATCCATTACATCCGTATCGCTTTCGCTTGTTAGTTCCTTACAGTTGCTTATTTCAGTTTTATGGACTTCTTTACGGTGGTAATTTGCAATACTTGTTTTTAAACATGCGTAAAAGTAGGCTTTGTTCATTTTGCCATTTGTTGAGATCTGGCTTTCTGTTTTTATTCCTGCTTTAACCATATTGTAAACATTGCTAATCGTTGCGCTTACAATGTCCTCCGCAAATACATCGCCTTTAGTTTTCTTTTTAACGTAAGTTAGATACTCGTTATAGTCGTTGTAAATGCTTTGGATAAATTCCATTAAGCAAATATATAAAAATAACATTAGTGTATATTTAACCATGTCGGGTCGCTTTGCTTAAACATACACGGGTGTTATTTCAAATTAATCATATTCAAATACGCTAATTGTTCACTATCGTACATGCTTGCGAATTTTAGATTGTTAAAATCTCTATTGCGGTGGTTGTAATACTTCGCTACTCCTGTGCGTTTAATAACCCAATACACCTCACCCAACGGCACTACTTCGTATTTTGGTGGCTCTGGTGCTTTCTTTAATCTGGAAGCTAATACGATCAACCCGTAAAACATAGAATACAAGGTAAAGACTACCATTGTGCCAAATAATAACTCGCTTATCATTGTAACTATTTCAATTGTGCTATTCATTTCGTTTCTTCTAAAATCATTACTACCCTTTCGTCTTTGTCTATTTTAAATTGGTGGGTAATGTTACCAATGTATCTGGGGTTATCGTTTTTCAGTACCCCAGCCTTTACCATACCGTCAAGAATAAATTTAATTCCAAAAGCGATATTATCATGGTCCTTCCGGTTATCTTTTACATACCATACCAATGTAATATCAAACTTTGTATTTTTAGGTAGTTTTAAGCCCTTTAATTCCTTCGCTAGTGTATTGGTATATTTTCGCTTTAAAGTAGCGGCTGCGTATCTGTTTGTACGCTCTACGTTAATATATTCGTTTAGCGTTGGCAGTTTGGTTTCAATTATTGCTATGTGTTCCATTTGGTTCTTTTTTTGGAATGTTATATAGCCGCTTGTTATAGCCAATTAAAACATAGAGTCATCAGCGTCAGTTTCATCTATTGTTATAGTTAGTTTTCCGCTACAATCTTTAGCCCAATCCATAATTATACTTATTGCGGTGTGCTTGCTAAATGTTTTAGTTTCTATCCACATATCACCAACAGTTTCATTTCCATTGCTTTTTTCTTTTACCGCAATAATTCTTTCGTAATCTTTAAATTGTTTCATATCTATTTTTCTTTAGTTTTAAATTAAATGGCTATAACACAATGTATAACCCATATTCGTGCCTCATACGG